AACAAGTAAATGAACTAGACGATCCAGTTGCAAGATTTTTAGCAGCCGGAGGCAAAATTCAACATAGTGAGTATAAACAAAGTGGCAGAGTTGAGGGCGCTAAGTTTAATCCATGGGGTTCACGTAAGCCCGGTAGACCAGCAGCCGATGCTGATCCTGTTCCGACTATTCCTGTAGACGAGTGATTTTATGAGACAGAAGATTCTACATCAAGCATACATGAGAGGGTTGTACGCACAAGGTACACCTGATTCATGGGATGAAGAAGCCTTGTTCCAATTCGGTCAACATATTGTTGACATGTGCATTGATGCAGTTGAAGAAATGGATACGTTGAAAGGTACTACGACATACGACCAAAGTGTGATTGATGGTACAAAGTATCATTGTGCTAAAGCGATTGAGAGTAAATTTAAATGAGAACCTACGATAAGCGAATTGGTTTCTTGGTCAGTTATCAGACGTTGATTCCACATGGGGGTATCGGTCAATTCACTAAGAGTTTTTGTGAGTTGATGGATAGTCACAATATCAAAGTCGATATTATCACAGACAAGATGCCGGATGATGATGAATTCATTCAAGCATTAAAGAAAACTGCTAACATCATTGCACCTGATAAATCAAGAGTTAGTGTCTTCGAGGGCGGAGATAAAAAAGACACTATTTACGGAAGACATAGTTCTATATTCATGTATGGTGATACGTTCTGCTATGAGAGAATGGCTAACTTCCGTGATGCAATTGTCAAAAGTTTAGAGCATAACCTATACGATGCATTTGTCTGCAACACATACGAGACAGTTCAGGTAGCAAGTACAATGGGACTCGAGGATGTGATCCAGGTCATTGCATACACACATTTAGAAAGCCAAATCTTTAAAGATACTAAGAATCCATTCTTGTATAACACCAACGTAATGATGCGTCAACAACTTCAAACTGACAACGTGTTCATCGGTACACAGAGTACATTTAATGCGGCGGAGATAGGAGCATATCATTTACCTATTCCCATCAGTGAACAAGACTTACTAAAAGAACATCACAAACCTCGTGAAGGAATATTGTTTGTAGGTCGTTGGGAAGAAGGTAAGAACCCTGAGTTGTTTTTAGAGTTGATTGAACAAACAAAATTACCTGCTAAAGTAATGACTAGCGCAAACGGTGCTAAGAAGTTTGAAGAACGTCTAAAAAAGATTGGTGTGCAGTACGAAATCAAAGTTGGTATCATTGGTCAAGAGAAAGTTGACTTCATGACCTCAGCACGAATTGCCTTCAATCCAAGTATCGTTGAGAGTTATGGTATGGCTTTCTATGAGCAACATATACAATTGCCGACATTAGTATTAGAGAATCAGCGGTGGACTAAGAATTTCAACGGTGACTATTTCTATACCTGTACTAAGAAAGATATGGCTGAACGAGCAAAACAGTTGTATGGTAGTTTTGAAAAGGCTGAGACTTGGTACAACTTAGGTTCACTAGACCATGCTAAACACCAAGAAGCAAAGGCATTCCACAAGTGGAACAGTTGCTTTAGTGAGTTTACTTCTAAGCAATCTAATAGCAGCACTGCTAAGATTCTACAAAACGAAACAGTTAAGTATAGTGATTTTATCAGAGACTTGGGACGTAAGATTATTTGTATTGACGATTGCCGTTCAGCGTTGACCAATCGTAGTAAGTTTAGAGTTATCTACACTGACGATGATACTTACTTATCAAAGGATCCTAGCTTCGAGCCACAAGAGGAAACTACAGGCGCAAGTTTGTTTTCATTTTAATGAAGAAAATTCTAATCACAGGTAACTCAGGTTACATAGGCAGTCACTTGTCTAAGCTACTAGACGGTGAGTATGAGTTGTACGGTATGGATTTGAACAAACCTCAACATCCAGTAACCAAACACTACAAACACGACATTAGACAAAACGTTCCCGCTAATAGTATTGAATTTGATTGTGTCATTCACTTAGCCGCACTAGTTAATGTAGGTCAAAGTGAAACACATCCAACAGACTATTACATGACTAACTTCTGCGGTACGTTGAATGTAATGAACACAGTTAAGTTTAAGAATTTTGTCTTTGCAAGCACCGGAGCAGCAGACGGATGCACTAGCGCATACGGTACTAGTAAGAAAGCCGCAGAAGATTGTGTGCGTGAATGGTGTACGTTTAAGAATATCCCATACACTACATTTAGATTCTACAACGTGATTGGTTCAGCAGGATTTGCACCTACAAACCCCGATGGGTTAATGTCGAACCTAATCAAAGCTATTGACACGGGTACATTTACGATACATGGCACTGACTATGAAACTATACATGGGGACGGAACTTGTCTAAGAGACTACGTTCATGTCATGGAAATCTGCGAAGCAATCAAAACAGCGATTGAACAACCTAGCAACAGTATCGAATGTTTGGGTCATGGCGTTGGCTACACTGTGAAAGAAATGGTTAACTTGTTTCGTGAAGTAAATGATGTAGACTTTTGTATTAAGTCAGGTCCTCGCAGGAAAGGGGACCTTCCGTCTAGTGTACTGGAAGACGTTAGCCCTTACATGAAATCCATTTACTCAATTGAGGACTTGCTAAAAATTGAATAGTGTGTTATACTATCGCTATGACTACATCTACACACACTAAACGTATCGGCTTTGCTTGCAAATGGGCAGAAGTCAATAAAAAGGGCGAGATTGTAAGTACTGCTGGTTTGAACACCGGCGGCACTACTCTTGCATGGGCGAATCGTAACAAGCGTGATATCGTGGAGCAAAAGATTATTGACGTTGCAAAAACAAACATTCTCAATACCCACGAACTCATTAAGAAGGTCGCAACACTTCCTAATGAATTACGCATGTTGCGATTGACTAGTGATATGTTGTCATTCTACACACATGATGACTATACAGACTTCTGGCAAAGCAAGTACATGCAAGATTCACTTGCTCGATGGTTTGCCCCACTAGGTGAAACAGCACGACAAAACAATGTTCGTCTAAGTTTTCACCCCGACCAGTTCGTTGTGTTAGCAAGTGACCGCGAAGAAGTAGTAGAAAAATCAATTGAGGAGTTCGAGTATCATGCAGACATGGCCCGCTGGCTTGGTTATGGCAAGTCATTCCAAGATTTTAAAATCAACGTACATATCTCAGGACGCAAGGGCCCGCAAGGCATTAGGGATGTATATGGCCGTCTTAGCCCTGAAGCACGTAACTGTCTAACACTAGAGAACGAGGAATACACACATGGACTTAGCGATACTCTTTTACTTTCTGATATCGTTCCCACTGTACTTGACATTCATCATCATTGGATCAGGGAAGGGGAATACATCTCGCCTAGCGATGACCGCGTCAAACGTGTTATCGATAGCTGGCGCGGTACTCGTCCTACTCTACACTATAGTGTTAGTCGTGAGGATGTACTTGTGGGGCACTCAGCTACAGTTAGCCCAGACCACACTCAGCTAATTGATAGTGGACTAAGTAAACAAAAGCTCCGCGCACATTCTGATTACTACTGGAATGACTCAGTAAATAATTGGGCACTATCATTCTTAGATAAATTCGATATGATGTGCGAAAGTAAAGCTAAGAACTTAGCAAGCCACAAACTATACGAGAAAGCAAAACAAGATGGGATTATTTGATAAACTGAAAAACTTTGGTAAGAAGCCAGAGCCAGAGAAAGTAGTTAAAGAGAAGAAGCCTCGTGAAAAGAAAGCTCCTGAACTAACTCAAAAAGAAAAAGCTACACAAGCAGGAGAACCATACATCAACGTGATTGGTATGGAATTAAATCCTGTAAATATTCATGAGGGTTCGTTTGAACTTGACTGGAACAGCATCTTCATTACTCAACTTGTAAAAGCAGGGTACATGAAAAAGAAAGAAGACACTGACCAGGACATCGTGGATCGGTGGTTTCAGGACGTTTGTAGAACTATAGTATTAGAAATGTATGAGCAAAATATCGCTGATCCTGACAATCGCAACGATATGAGAACCATTTTCAACAAAGACCTGGGCAACGGTCGCACAGAAGTAAGCTAAAGTAGTACAAAAATAAAGGTTGACAAATAACTCTTTTGGTTGTATAATATACGTATTGTTTAACTAATAGAGGTTTAAATGGCAAATTTTGTATTCACAAAGTCTAACGTAAAAGTGACAGAACGTCCTGTAAATACGTTAGATAAAAAGCCCGGTGATTATGATGTAGTCACGTTAGAATCAGAAATTCTATCAGTGTTATCTCAACTCCCAGCTAACATTCCAGCAAACACTTCAACGAAGCCACAAGAATATTGTGAGCAGCCTGAGGTAATGGACATTGCAATCAAATCATTAAAAGTTGCTCGTTCTATTCAGCGCCCGTTCAATATGCAACATTGTATTAAAATTGCAATTGACAACTGGGACTCTCGCCGCCCATTGTTCCCTATCGTAGTTTACAATCCACTGACTAAAGAATACTGGATCGTTGAGGGCAATCACACTAGCATCGCACATGGTGTTCGTGCTGCCACTGGACGTTACCCTGACGTAAATAAGCGTGGTTGGAAAAATCTTAAAGTTCGTTGTCAAGTTGTTACATTAGTACCTGATGAAGATGGCAATGTTGACATGAGTTTTTGCCGAGACCACTTCATGGGTACTAACGGTGATGACCGCTTGCCTCTAGTTGAATTTGATTTGTATCAAAACTACGTGTTAAAAGTTCGTCAAGATTATGCAGGTGACGTAACAAAATGTGATGACGTACTTGCAAAGAATCGTTACAACTTGCAAGTGACAGCAGAATCTTGGCAAATGTATCCAGTGCATCCACTGAGCGGGCGAAACACATGCTTGCCAGGTGCAATTAATAACTTGGCAAACTTCATCAAGTTGAAAGTTGATGATGTGGATTTTATCGGTAAGAATCACAAGACTTTTTGGGATAGTGAAGTAGTCGATTCAATCGAATTGGGTCCATTGTCAACATTACGCAAGCTGATTGACTTAAACAAAACTGACCCTGATGAATTTAAGAGCAAACAACATGAACAATTCATGTATGAAATGGCATGTGTGATGCAGAAATTCGGTACTACTCCAGCTGGGTTCCGCGACTTTGCTGTGCAAGTTTGGGAAAACTACTATCGCAAGACAGCACTAGTTCCTGAAAAGAAAACTCCTCAGCCGCAGAAAGATTTTTCATTGGTTCTTTGGTTGAAGCTACACAAAAAAGTGGGCGGCAACTATGCTTGCATCCCGTCTAACGTGTACGCACGATTCAATGATGCAGGTGTAGATGTTATTAGTTGCTTGCCAAAAGCAAAACATAAACTTATCAAGGATTTCAAATGATTTTCAATTTCTTATACATTGCATTAGTTCACTCTAAGTGGAAGCCGGGCAAATGTGAAATTGTCAAGAATCGTTTCAAGGGTTATAACAAGGGTAATTTCAAATTTGCTCCCTCTTTTTTATACGTAGTAGAAGAAGGACACGAGGAACAAGTTACGATTCTGGAAGTCAAAGTCAAGTCTATCTTGTATGACTATCTTGAAAACCCAGAGTTTCACAAGTCTCCCACTGAGTATGTGAATCGAAAGTTTAAGCATATCAACGGAGCGTACATTGAATCAATTGTTGATAAAATCATTGCAGAGAACAATCTGGCAATCAAGAAAATCAAAAGTGACTATATGACTGATTCAGTCAAGGACGCTAAGTTTTTGGACAAAGTTCGGATGTTCCCGAAAAAGTATCTAGAAACCATTTAACTTGACAACAACGAAATATATGCGTATAATTTACGCATTATATACGAATACATAAGGAACACATGGCACGTTACGCACTAATTGATACTGCAAACACTTTCTTCCGCGCTCGACACATCGCAAGCAGGGGTATGGACGAGTGGGCAAAGTTGGGTATGGCATTGCATCTTACTCTAGCAAGCACAAATATGGTTGTGAGAAATCATAAAATTGACCACGTGATATTTTGCTTGGAGGGGAAATCGTGGCGGAAGTCAATCTATCCTCAGTACAAGGCACATCGTGCAGTAGCACAACAAGCTGCAACTGAGGCAGAGAAAGAAGAAAACGTTCTTTTTTGGGAAACCTATGATGTGTTCACAACTTTCTTGCGTGAGAAAACTAACTGTAGTGTCCTGCGTCACCCCGAAGCAGAGGCTGATGATGTTATTGCACGTTTCATAAAATTGCATCCAGATGATGAACATGTGATTGTCAGCACAGATGGCGACTACACACAATTAATTTCAGATAACGTCACACAATATAATGGCGTGACTAACGAGACAATTCGTTTAGATGGTTATTGGAAAGATAACGGTAAACAAGTACTGAACAAAGACAAGACTCCCAAACTATTAGAAGGTACTCCTGACTATTTACTTTTTAAGAAGATTATTCGGGGTGATTCGGGCGACAACGTATTCAGTGCTTGGCCGGGTGTGCGTGAGAAAGGCACTAAGAATAGTGTCGGTATCATGGAAGCATACGAGGACCGTAACGCACAGGGATATAAATGGAACACGTTCATGCTTAGTCGGTGGGTTGACCACAACGAGGTCGAGCACCGCGTCAAAGACCGTTATGAATTGAACAAGACCCTTATCGACTTGAATGCTCAACCTCAGGACATCAAGGATAAGGTTGATGCAATGATTCGCAATGACTTGAAGCGAGATATCACTCCCCAAACCGGACTTCACTTTCTAAAATTCTGTGGCAAATATGAACTCACCCGCATTTCTGACCAAGCTACAAGCTATGTTCAGTGGCTTAATAGCACATATCAAGGCTCGTTACATGCATCACATTCTGCATAAACAAATCTACGCCGGTCTCTTTGAGATTATCAAAGATAGAGACTTGTATTATCATAGTGGAGTAGGTAGAGACTACAGCCACTTGACTGAGCGCGGCAAAGAAGCGTTAGCTAAATGGATGAACTTGATGGCATGGGATATGATTGAACTTGAACGAAAAGAGTTAGACGCCCGTGCTAAGAAACTTATGTGGGAAGAGTTGAAAAAATGACCTTCGTTGTCAACGATACAAAGATTAGAGAGATTCGTCAAGGTGATTATGACTTCTTTATCTCAGATGGTATTAAACTTTCACCTCGTGCTTACATCGAAGTCTCTGATGTATGTCCTTCTAATATGAAATTAATGATTCATAAAGCAATGGCTGATGGTTACCTAAAAACAGTAGCATGTGTTAAAGAAACAGATTACATGTGGGAGAAACTTAGTGACTAAGAAAATCTTTTACGAAAAGATAGGTAGAAAATATGTACCGGTAAGTGAATACGACAGTGACCTGACGTATGCCTTGCCTAAAGGAACTCACTTGGTTATGGTCTATCCCGGTGGTACATCTACACGCTATAACGTTGACCCTATGTACGCTCCATTAATTGCCGCAGGTAGAACCGGCGAAGATGCTTTGTCCAGAGCTATTGTAAAAGCAGGTGAATTAAGATTACAATACAAAGATAGACAACGAGAGTTAACCCCCGAAGAAAAAGCAGCATGGGATAATCTAGTTGCAGTTTTCGGAGATAGTGCTAAACAACTTGAATGGCCCAGTGCTAGAGAAGTAGCAGAAGAGGGAATAAAAGCATTAGAACAAGAAGCATTTAACATGCTAGAAGTACCGGCAGTAAAACTCGCCTATGAGCAGTTTATGTTTGTATACAAATTAACAAAGGATGAAATGAATGTCGCTAACAGCTAAACCAATTATTAAGAATGAATTTTGGGTCGTCACTGACGGAAACAAAAAAGTAGGCAACGTGGTTGCAGAAGGAAGCGGCTTTGACGTTAAGATTGGAAACAACATCCAACACTTTGACTCTAAGAAGCAAATTGAAAAGAAAGTTCAAATTGAATTTGAATCGACACCTAAGCCAATAAAATCTACTGAACCTCTATTCGCAGTATACCCAACATCAAAGAATCGCACATACAATCACATGTACGATGTAAAACGTAAATTGCATCTATTCACTGAAACTCCCAAGAGTAAGTGCTATCATGCTGCTGGATGGTTTGCAATGAAGCAAGGTGATGAGTTTACCCCGATTCTTTGCCCTAAATACATCTTTGTGCAACGTTATGAGTACATTGGTCCTTTTAAAACTGAGGCAGAGGTAAATAGTAGCATAAATAGTGTATGACTAACATTAAAAAGTTCATTGACCGTGTTGCAATAGCAGACGGAAAGCAAGCTAGAGAAGTATCGATGCTGTTATCCGATGCAAAAGCCTTGCGTGATGAAATAATGAAATTAATTATCGACAACAATCAAAAAACTAATTCTGATGTAGTCGAAGTCGTCATGCAAGGTGGTAAGTTTAAATGAGTAGAACACAACCAAAAGTTCTTATTGAACTAGTAGACAAGGAAACATATAAATGCGACCAAATCGTAGAGGCTGCAGGTATATGGGCTGTGTTTTATGACGGGCAACCAATCAACTTAAAGAGTCAGCATTACCTAGATAGTGAAGCTATTCCTAAATATAAAAAAACTAGTTTTAGCAACCCGGGTCATGCTCGTAACCTGTGTCGTAAACTAAACAAACAATTCAAAACGGATAAATTCAGTGTTGTGTTTATGAACAACGGCACTAAAGTTTATCCAGATGACTAAGTTAACGTACAAAGAACAAATCACTCAATCTGTTTTAGAACAGTTGGATGATGATGTAATAACGTTTCAACATGCCATGAAAACATGGTGGCAAAATCCCCGACGTGACGAACTTATGCGCCTCACTTTAATCGGCGATTTAAATTTCCGTCATGCTAAGATAGAGTATCACGACCATCCCATTGTAACAAAAGACAAGAGTTACTATCAGTTCATCATGGAACTTGGTAAGAAAATCAAGTGCCCTTATTACATTGACGTACACGTAGAGAACAAGAAGCCGTATATTCGGTTATATGATGACCGAATCAGTATGATGTTAAATCTATACGGAGATTTAGACACATATCTCAAATCAGTGAGAACAAAAGGGTAAACAACTGGGTACGTTAGTCAACTAAATACTCTTATAAAACGTTGTATATATAAGGAGATTTTTATGAAACAACTACTCGCAATCATTTTAGCCGCTTTCGCTTTCACAGCTTATGCTAACGAACCTACTGTCACTGAACACGGTGTTAAGTTAGCCAAGAAGAAAGACCATTCTAAGGACAAGAAGGTGGACGCCACCAAAAGTCAAAAAAGCGACAAAAAAGCCGCTGATAAAAAAGCTAAGTGATTTAGACGATGAGGACTATGGTCCAGCAGGACCAGAAGAACTAGACCTACAACGTGGGTATGGTCGCCCGAAACTATCTAAACCATTTAATGATGACGGTGTCTCTGATTACGTAGCTATTCGGTTAGCGTTGATTAGAGAGAAAGCTCTACAGAAATATAGAGAAACCGTGTTTTAATAGCATAAATAAAAGTAGTTAGAGTTCTACTTAAAAACTCAAATCATACACACACAGGAGAAAATTATGATTAACACTTTCGCATTCCAAGCCGTTGATTCGGTTCAGTCAGCTAAGAAACAATTCGTTTCTACATTCGTACCTCAAGCACAAGTCAAAGAAGCACTAAACGGTTTCATTGACGCACAAGCTAGTTACACAAAAGATGCAATCACTGCAGGTACTGTAGCTTTCACAAAAGTTACTGAGACTTTCACTGACCGTACTCCGTACATCAAGTTCTCAGAGACATTGCAATCTTTCTTCCCAACTGCTAGTTGCGCTAAGCCAGCAAAGAAGGCTAAGTAATGTTAGATATTTTCTACGGGATAGTTGCACTAGCCTTCGTAGCTTTTATCGGCATCTTTCTTGCATTGATGATTGAATATGGTTACACTGTTAAGGAAACTTTTCAGTGTATCTTAGAAGCAATTCAAGATATCAAGAAATACAAAGCTAATCAAGGCACTAAAGGCTCATGATTACATACGTCCACACTAACATCTATAAGATTAGTGACTATGCCAGGCATTTGAAATCACTGGACAATGAGGATCGTTACTCACGCTTCGGTCATCCAGCTAGTGATTATAATATTGACCAATTGGTGTTAAACATGTGCTATCACCCTAAAGACCACGAATTGTGGTATGCTAGGACTGATACGGGTCGTGTTGGTTGGGGGCATATGGCAAAGAACAGTGATGGTTCTTGGGAACTTGCAGTATCAGTTGATAAAGAGTTTCAGCGTCAAGGCATCGCAGATAAACTACTTACAGAAATGTTAACATGGGCTAAGTTCCATCACATTCCAGAAGTTTACATGCACTGCATTGAAAACAACAAAGTCATTCAACATCTTGCCACAAAGCATGAGTTGAAGACTAAAGAACGAGGTGACGGTGAACGTACTGCGGCAATCGAAGTACCGGAGCCTAACATTGTAGAAGTGAGCACACAGTTGTTCAAAGAGCAGGATGAGATTGTAAGAGAGATTAATAGACTACGAGGTAAACTTGCAAGTCTATGGTTGAATCCGTCTCACCAAATAGATTGACTTGTCTAAGACAATCAGACATAATACACACACAGGAGATACACATGTCAAATTTCGAAACACCAAAACTACCAGAAGTTAAATTCAACAAAAACGGCTACGAGATTCGTGCTGACGTTCTAGCAATGGCTAAGGAAGTAGTCATGCAAGACTATCAAGTTAAGATGCATGGTTGGGAAATCACAGCATTGAGAGATGAACGTACTGGTCAAGTAACAACTACAGTAGCAATGCCCGAGTTTCCGGGACTAGATAAGATTTTAGAAGCCGCAGAAAAAATGTATGGCTTTGTAAATCAGTCTACTAAGAAGTAATTAAGAAACCCGGGTCTCCCGGGTTTTATTTTGATATCATATCCTTTGTGGGCACAAGTACAGTAGGAACCAGCAACGTATAATCGTCCATAGTCAATAGTCTTCCGCTATTAGAATGTTCGGCGATAAGTTCAACAATTTTATGTATATGAATGTCGTCAATAGATTCATTCTTTGCCCATTCAAACAATCTAGTCAATAACGATATCGACATGTGTACTGTTCCTGCAGGGTGCATGTATTCTTCCGTGATTGTGCTTGTTGTTACTTTACGCATTTTTGCCTCCGAATATATTAAAAATTTTAAGTATCTTGTCGAGTAAGCCTTCTTTTGGTTTACTTTCAGTCTTTGTTTCTTGAACGTTTGTGTTGTTGATTGTGATACTGTTTGTAGGTATATCACCTAAGTCTGGTCTAGGTGTATTAATAAACTCTACTAGTGTCTTTGCTCTATCAACAATATCTTTATCTGTGGGATATGGTGGAAGTTCTGGATATGCCAATCTAGTTTGTTGAGTCTGCCAAAGATATAAGGATTCTAACACCCACTTTTCGTGAATGTCGTTTTTCTTAGTAGCGTATTCAGAAAAAACGAGATCCTTTGCTACTTTCAATAACTCCACATTAGATGGATTATCTTTCTTCTCCACCATATCACAACCTTAAATAACGTTCCAACGAGAACCATCAAACACTACGATTAAGCCGTCTTCATCACCTAGTGTTTTACTAGAACTGTTATTAATTGTTTGCCCACCTGAACCTTTTAATGTAATACTTCCATTAATTTGATTCTTGATGTAGTACACTTTTCCTAGTATACCTAATGGAAGTGTGATTGTAATCCCATGCTTTGTGGCTCCTATGTAATAATCAGTAGCTAGTGCAGTGTAGTTTACTGAGGTTAGTGTTACATTTACAATGATAGAGCTACCACCAGTAGCAGACAATAATCCTTGAGGTGTAACGGTGAGTCCACTACCTACTTGAACTACACCTACTGTAGATGTAGTTGCAATAGCTGCGTCTACTTGCACCGGCACGATGCCTGCAGGCGCAACTGTACTTGGTGCTGGGGTTTGAACTAACCCCACACCAGCTACAATAACATTGGGTGGTCTACTGTATGACATATATTAGAGAATCTTCCACTCGGTACTTGCGAACACGAAAGTTAATGATCCGTATGGTGCGTCAATAGTCGCAGTAGCGGTTCCATCAATAGTACCGGCAGCCGGTGTTATAGTAATAGGAGTTGCAGGACTTGCAAGACCTAAACCATCTTTGATGTTGAATACTTGACCAGTGACACCTAATGGTAATGTAACTGCTACGGCAACTGGGCCTGGCACTTCTACGCTTACTACTTCGTCACCTGTTGTTACTGTGACCGGTGTAGCAACTGCTGTACGCACTGCTAAGATTTGTGTACCCGATGCACTAATAGTGATTGTGTTTGCACCTGTACCTGTGGTAGGTGCGATTGTAATACCTGATCCAGCAAGTATTGAAGTTGGGTTGTTTGTATATGACATATAATTTCCTTTTAAGTTATGTTTACACGATGCTCCACTGTACGCCGTTGAAGACTAAAGTGATGCTACCGTAATTTGTGTTGATGAGTGCGCTGGCTGAACCATCAATAGTGTGACCAACTGCTGTAACTGTGATGTTATGCAAAGCCGCGGTACCAGATACATCTTTGATGAAGTAGAACTTACCGGTAACTGGGTTAGCAGGTAATACCACCGAGAATGGTACTAGTCCAGTATTGTTAACACCAATGAATGTGTCACTTGATGTTGCAAGATACGGACTTGTAGTAACTACGATGACAGGAAAGACTCCTGAGAATGCGTTATTAGTAACATTTACAATAGATGAGCTGAATGAATCACTGTCATCAAAAACAGGTGTGACTGGAAGAAACCCCTGTTGTTGCTGTTGTGATTGACGTTGCATCGGATAGATAGGCAACGTTGTAGGGATAGGCAAGAAAGAAGCCAGCGGTTGTATTGATTGTATTTGGTCCATGATGTTCTCCAAAAAACATCCGGAGTTGTGCCCCGGATGTTAGTTATCAAATATTAACGAATGTTAGTATTTGTGTTAGTTGGGTTAGCTGTTAGCGTACCTGATCCAACGTTGATTGCTTCGTTGTTAGAACGAATGCTTTGTTGCAAACCCCAGATAAGGTTTGTCAACTGACCATATTGCTGTTGTTGCTGTTGTTGAGATTGCATTTGGTTAATGTTGTTAGTTGTAGTAACTTCAATACCGCGTGAAACTTCAGCCAAGCGACGGTCGCCGCGCAATTCAGTGATTTCATTCTGTGCGACAGCTAACTCTCGTTGTAGGTTAGCTTCGTACTGAGCAGTAATCAATGAGCGAGTTCTGTCGCCATCAGTGGTTACTGTAGTTTGAATTGCATTTTGTGCTTGCAACAAGTTAGTATTAACTTGGTTCAATTGCTGCATCAATGCGATTGAATTTTGTGTCTGTGACTTATCCAATGCGTTGAATTGCTGCATAGTAGCAATGTTGTTTGTGTTCATAACATCTTTAACACCGTCTACACGAGTTGCCAATGATGATGCTACACTGTTCAATGAACCATTGATTGATGCTGTTTGTGCTGCTGTTGCTGCTTCCATAGCTGCCATGTTAACTGCTACTTCTTTATCAACGCCACCGATAGCTGCCATCAAGTCCATGTTAGCTTGGTTTTGTTCTGGTGGGTTGCGTAGCAATGCTGTATCAGCCGCTGCTGCACCGCGTCCGCCGAACAAACCGCCGCCATTACCTAGCAATGCGCCCAAGATGATACCGCCGATTAGACCACCACCTGTGCCGCCTAAGCCGCCGCCTGTTAGAAGGTCACCGCCTCCTGTTGTTGTACTTACGTCCATTTTAATTTTCCTTAATTAAGAAAGAATCTTTTCTACTAGTGACCCTTCACTAGTGTGTCTCTTTCAATTTTACTTACCTGCAATTTCTTTGAAATTCACTGTACGATAGTGCAATGAATACTTCAGTTTATTTCTTTGGTTTCAATGCACTAGTCTTGTCTTTAGAGAAAGACTCCATGTTGTTGTACACTATGCCAGTTGCATATAACTCAGCCCATCTAGTCATGCATTCTCTATTGTAGTCAATTGATTGAATATCAGCTACCCAATCTTCTTTCATGCGATTAGTTACTTCATCCATTGTGTACTTTAAGTGGTCGTTCCATAATGGTTGTGTAACAATGCGTGACCAGTAGTATGAATTTTCATTCTCCATCCAAGTCAGCATCTTGTCGCCGTTATCATACCATGCTTGAGTAGCTTCTTCGGTAGCTTCGCCTGCTTTGATTTTGTTAACTAATGTAACTGCTAAAATGATATGCTCTTTTAACACTGCGGTAAATGCCTCAACGTCATTTCTGTCATAGTACGGAAATAATAATTCAGCGATTTCTTCTTGGTTAGTCATTAGTCTGTCTGATACTGCGTCAATGTCTTTAGTTCCGTTTAACAAGCTGACAATTGCGCTTCTTGTGTAACAAAGATGTTCACTCCATAAATTTTTTGATTCAGAGTATAACTCTGCAATCTTTTCTTCATCTTCGTAATAATATGTTATAATCTGGTACATGTTGGCTCCTTAAGTAGTACTACTATTACTTACGATGAGAATCATGCGGACCTGTACTTACTAAGTACAACCTGTACTTGAGAACAGCCAAAAAAATAGCCCACCTAAGTGAGCTATATTAAAAACAGGACTTTCATCTACTAAAAAGTGCCAACTGAGTTCTATTCTTTACGCCAAACTTTTTAAGAACCAAACCTACATGTAACTTAACTGTACTCTCGGTAATGTTTAGTGTCTTTGCAATGACTTTGTTACTAGCTCCTCGTTCTTTGATTAGATTGAGTATTTGTTCTTGTCTATGAGTTAGTTTGATTTCACCTGGCTTAGTTTGTGCCTTTTTTACTGCGCCCGGCAATTCATCAAGGATATGTTTAGGCCAGTAGGGAATATTAGCCCATAAAGCTAAGATAGATTTCTTAGCCTCAACCCAGCCAAATGCACCATGATTCGGGATAATTCCTAATATGCCGCTTCTCTGTAATTCTTTGATAGTTGACAGTGGTGTATTCTTGCTTATTGTAACAGCGATAGCTATCTTCTGCGGGTCCATGTCAACTAGTTTCGCAAGTGTTCTTACCATATTTAATATCTCAATGGCTGAGGTGTGTCTAAATTCAGTCTCATCAAAAGCAATAGATTTGGGTTGAAGTGTCAATGTGCTTGCTAACTCACTCCAATTAGAACATACTATAATCTGTCTTTCCATGGATGCAATGTCTTCATCCATGCCCTCTGTATATGGCCCTAACTCAGCTATGTTTCTATGAAAATATAAATGTACTGGTCTAGTATCTGTGTTATGTTTTGTAGTATTCATATACTTACTTACACTGTCGTTTAGTACAGGTTTACCGTCTATAGTATATATTGTACTCCAGATAGGTTTTTCGTTGTGCTGTAAAATAGTATAGCCTGTACTATAGTCTGCTGAATCAGTAAAGTCTATATATCCCGTACTGTCGTCTATGTCGCCGAACGTCAGTGTGACATTCTTTACGTGTTCTTCGCTTATACCTATCATTGATGGACCTTATTTGCATATCATTTTGATATCATATCAAACTTATCATTTTAAGAAAAGTTAAATGGTTGTCATACAACTTCTAAGGCTTGACAATAAATCATTTTGGGCATATAATAGAATCTTAGACAGTAACAAAACGGAGCAAAGAATGTTGACTATCAAAGCAGGTGACAAGATTCGTTACACTTCAGGGGCAGGTACTCTGAATGCAGTAGTAGAAAGTATTACAATTGGTCCCACTGCTAAACCCGGGTTATCTATTGCTTGGTTGAATCTTACAGTTCCAGCAACGGTAACTAGAAAGTATGAAACTCAAACCAGTATTCCCGCTGATCCTGCAAGTCTCAAAGGCTTCAAAGTAGAAAAAATGGCTTGACAATAAATCATTTTGGGTATATAATATACACATAGACAGTTAAGAAAAGGAATCAAAATGTCATTCGAAAAAGTTGTTCTTTCTCAAGTTGCTAAAGTTCTCGGTACTGGTAACCAAGCAAAATTCGAATACGGTACTCTTTTCGTATCTGCCCCCGAGCGTGAAGCCCGTCGTGTCTTCTCTATGCTTTGCAAAGAATACAATTTCAAAGTTAGCCCAAGCAAAGTTGCCGAGAACGAATTTGCTTACGATTTTATTGCTTGACAATAAATCATTTTGGGTATATAATAGAATCTTAAACAGTAAGAAAGAACACAATGACTCCATTGACTACTCGCCAAAAAGCTCTGATTGTTTCTAACATTGTCAAAGCTGTAAAGAACATTGATAACCTCAACAAGACAGGTTACAACTTCATCTACCAATGCTCGGGCTTCATTGCTCACTATGACTTGTATGGTTTCATTGCATCATACACTGGCGAATCATTGAAGCAAGATATTGTGTCTTACGCAGGTCAAAATCAATGGAATAACTTTCGCCAAGGTGAGCGTGACTACGATTACTACATGGCTAAGAAAGACGTTTACAATCGTATTCTCGCGGAGATTATGTAATGCCCGGTTTCGTTGATGTATCAGATATGACTAGCGAAGAAGTTCGCCGTCTTGGTCACGCTGATGACTATGATGAACCAACTTACAAACAGTCTACCTCACAAAAGTATACTGGTCGTTCATGGTCTCCTATGCAATCAAACAAGACCGTGAAACCTATTTTCAACTTTCTTGCTGAGGATGTGTGGACTGCTAGTGCGTATGCGTATCGCACGAACGGCAATGAGTATATCAAAGCAGTGATGCCAGGTGTGCCTAACCGCACTAACCGCGAAAAGATGATGACTGCATTGTTGGACAATCTCTTGGTTGAAGAACAGGATATTGAGTTCGGCAAAAAGATGCGTCAACACTTTCAGACACTGACCTTCAAGGTGTTGAAGGGTGCTAAATTGTCAGACTTCCAGCAAAATGCTATGGCTATTGCTGAGAAGAAAACAATCATTAGCAACTTTGACTTTAGTGTTATTGCAAGTTTGCCAGCAACATACACCCGTAGTACAAAACGTAATGAGGTTGACAGTCGCATTCGTTGGGCACAGGGTGGTTTCATTGGACAAGAGGGTGACAAAGTAACCGAGAAGATTGAAGTTATCAAAATTCTTTGGTCTAATAACTACAACACCTGGTACTATACAGGTATCAACGACAAGGATCAAGTGTTGTTTTTTAATCACAAAGGCACATTTAAAATTGGTGACTGTGTTACAATAGAGGGGAAGGTCAAAAGTCACCGTGACAATTCTACTCAACTTTCACATGTAAAGGTAATTGAAAATGTTTGAAGTTTATGATGGCGATTTGTTTTTGTTTGATTGTTTTGATGCAGACGAGGCAGACAGTCTCGCTGAACAGGGTTTCACAGTAAAGGAAATTGAAAATGCGTAATTTTATTCTTGGTACAATCTTCGGCATAGTTGTCGCTACTGTTGGCTTCTCGGGCATTGCTCGTATGCTTGACAACGGCGTAGAGAAAACAAAAACAATCGCAGTCGAATCCGCAAAATGAGAACACTTAATAAAACAGGCTTGCTAATTTGTTTAGCATTGGTAGCTACATCAGCCTTGCTTACTGGTTGCAATGAAAATCGTGACCGAACAGTGGGAGTTGCTGACTACGAACTCAAAGCGGAAGATTGTGTGGTCAAGTATATTGATAACCCTCGTGGTCACAACTTTTTCATCGCTAAGTGTCCGGCAGCAAGTGAGACAATTACTTACCAGCGACCACAGGGCAAGGGTAGTGTGCCCACTGCTACAGTAATGACAAGCGAAAGCCTGCGTATGCAATTAGCTGAGGTTGAAGCTAAAGAAAAAGCATTGGCTAAGTTGTCAGTGCAAGAAAAAGTGTTGTTAGGTATCAAGGAGTAAGTCATGGATAAATGGATGAGTATTTGTTTAATCTTTGTTGTGTTTGGCATGTTCAGTCCTGTCATTGTGATGGAGTATGGCAAGAAAGAATGTCGCATCGAAGCTATCAAAGCACACATGCCTGCCGATGACATTATCAAACTGTGCGGTAAGTGAAATTTAAACGTAAACAACTGGAGGACAAGATGGGTCTAGATATGTATTTGAACGCAAAGCGTTTTTTGTGGCATAGTGAAACTGAACTCGCCGATAAGATTGCTGAGAGCTTTCCTGAAATCGGTGATAAACGTGTGAAAGAAATTACAGTAGAAGCTGCCTATTGGCGCAAGTCAAATCAAATTCACAAGTGGTTTGTTGATAATGTGCAAGATGGCACCGACGACTGCGGCAACTACGAGGTGTCTAGAGACCAACTTAAAGAGTTGATTGAGTTGATTGACAAAGTTCTAGCTGACAGAACTCAAGCACACAATCTATTGCCAAACTCAGCAGGTTTCTTTTTCGGTAGTCAAGACTATGACCAGTACTACTTTGATGACCTAGAGAGTACCAAGACAACATTAGAAGCACTCGTAAAAGAGGGTCAGTGGGGTGGCTGGTTCTTTGAATATCATTCAAGCTGGTGATATGACAGTTAAGTTTAGAGACAAAACAATTTATGACGCAATCAAGTTGCCGTGCGGTGGTACGGCATACTTTGATGAAGGTAGCGGATGTTCACATCGTTGTGAATGTGGTGCTACTGTCGGTTCAATTGGTATGTCTAAACACTGTAGAGAAGCGCAAGAGAAACAAGACATGTGGGAGAAGCTGGGCGGTGAGCCCTGGGACTTTTATGAAGGAGTTGAATCATGACCGGCTACAGTGATATTTTAAAAATGAAACGCCTTGAAAAGGAAGCACACGAAATGGGCTTCCGTTTAGGCAATCCCAAGAACGGTCATTACAGTCGTGAGTACGGTGACATGATTGCGTTGTTTCCACGTGATGACAAGTTACCAGTCTACAGTCGTGATGCTGAAATATTTGTAGGTACTCTTGAAAGCCTAGAGATATGGATGCGTGGCGTAGAATGGTCACGGCAGTATGACTTATTGCTCAAGGTTTCAAACAGTGACAAGCGAGAACGTAAAGAGCAGGATGAACTGAATCGTCAGATGGTCGCACGATTAAAAGACGAAGAATTAAACCTAAGAAAAAAGTAGTACTTTTGTAATACTTGACTTTAATTCGTTTTGGATGTATAATACATGTATTGATTGATTAAAGGAGCTTACATGAACGGTTTCACGAAGTACATGATGGATTTCTATGGTCCCGAGAGTGAACTCTATCCCCAGTTGAATTTCAACGAGACACAAATTGCTATCGCCACTGGCATCTACAAAATGCGTCTCCAAGTGCGAGGCGTTGAATTTGAAGGTGACTCAGTAGACCGAGAAGCTGTGCGTGATATCATCCTCGAAGCACGTGAAAACGTATTGCCCGAATTCGCTAAGGTTTAATGTAACCTGTGCTATAATATCAGTATATTTTGAAAGGATTGTATGTCGGCAAGTTGGATTAATAAGTTGAATGAAAGTGATGGTCGTCTTCACAAAGAGGACGTGATTCGTCAAGCACTTGAGGCAGCTACACTTGGCTCAACTAGCAGTCAAATCTTCTTGGGCTTTTTGAAAGCCTGTTACAATCCTTATGTTACATTCGGTGTCAAACAGATTCCCGAATCAGTTGGTATAACTGGCGCTGAGAACCCTTGGCAGGATTTCAATGAACTAATGGTTCAACTATCTCAGCGCCAGTTGTCTGGTCACGCCGCCCGTGATGCTATTCAATCGTTAATGGAACGATTCGATTCAGAAGAATGGAATACATTCTTAGCTCCAGTACTACGCCGCGACATGCGGGCAGGTATCTCTAGTACAACTATCAACAAAATCTGTAAAAAGACAGACTACGAAATCCCAATCTTTGGTTGCCAACTAGCAACTAACAGTGAAGGTCGCCCTGAAATGAAGGGTACTAAACGACTTGAGCCTAAGTTAGATGGTGTTCGTGCATTGTTCATGCTCATTCCAAGTGGCGACGGTGAAGTGAATACAATCTGTTTCAGCCGCAATGGCAAACAGTTTGATAACTTTACTCACATTGAAGACCAGTTGCGTAAGAGTTTTGTGAAAATAATTCGTGCTTGCAACGGCATCGACCAGGGTCGCAGTCTTGTCTACGGTTATGTACTTGATGGTGAAGTGATTGGTAATACGTTTCAAGAATTGATGCGTCAAGCACGCCGCAAGAGTGACGTTCAAGCTGAGGATTCGGTGTTCAATATCTTTGACATTGTTCCACTTGAAGACTTCCGTCGTGGTCATTGGAATGCTCAGTTATCTAAGCGTATCGCATTACTTGATGCAATGCGTCCTGTCGTTGACAACATGCCTAACGTTGAATTGTTGCCTCACATCATGGTTGACTTAGACACAGCCGCAGGTAAAGACCAACTTGAGCGTTATGCACAAGATAACGTCAAAGCAGGCTTCGAAGGCATTATGATTAAGGAAATGAATGCTCCTTACGTTTGCAAACGTTCAACAGACTGGATGAAGTGGAAGCCAGTTATCACAGTAGATTTAGAAGTTATCGGCATCGAAGAAGGCACCGGTCGTAACGCAGGTCGTTTGGGTGCATTAGTTTGTAATGGAGTAGATGATGGTAAGGAAATCACAGTCAATGTGGGTAGTGGGTTTAGTGACAGTGACCGAGATAACTATTGGCGTGATAGCAATTTCATCATTGGTCGGACTGCTGAAATCTTATGTGATGTGATTACACAGAACCAAGATGGTACTTACAGTTTGCGTTTCCCTCGCTTTGTTCGTTTCAGGGATGACAAATGAAATTCCGGTTAAAAACTACTGAGAAAAAATTCTATTACCAAATGCAAGATTGGTTGAGAAGATGGGACCATGGACTTATGACGGAAGAAGAGGTGAACTTCGCTAATGAAATATGTCGTAAGTTGGGACACACTGAGTATAACCACCCGTCTAAACGCGGGCGATTCAATTTGATTGATTATAATCAACACTATGAGTCGGGCCCAAACCAATTTAAATGGAAAACTCCGTTCATTCAGTTTTATGACGAGAAAGATGCTTTTTTCTTTGCATTATGTATGGGCGAGGTGATTGCCAATGATTGAACCTATCACATAGTATAGGATCCTGATCCAGAAATTCTGGTAACTAAAGTAATGCTCTACTAATTGATTAGGGCATACTTTAAAGGAAACTTACTATGAGCGAGAAAATCAAAGAACTTAAAAAACAATGCAGGACCGAGAAGCACTGGGATCCTGAATCTAAGAAATGGGTTGATGGATATTTTGACGAAGACAAATTTGCTAGACTGATTATCAATGAAAGCGCAAAGGCTATTGAATTAGAAGTGAACAATTGGAGACAACTTGCACCATTCAATAACATCATTTTGCATCGAGGCATTAACGCTATAAAACAACATTTCGGTATATAATATAAGGATTAACATGGACCCAAATGAAGACAAATTCGACCCTGAATTCATGTACATAATGCGATGGACACAGGATTACCCAGAACTACAGGAAGTCATTGACAGAGAGATGAACTCTATGTTAGAATTGTCTAACTATAAAGAAGCAAACGAAGTTATCAGAATGATTAAGGCAAAGTTATGAGTGGTCCCGGAGTTATCCAAGAAGAACCAATGCAACGTTGTGAGATGTGTGGTGTGATTGATGAATGTCGCCCATACGGCCCTAATGATGAACAAATTTGTTTCGAGTGCGGTATGAAGGACGAGGAGACAACTCGTAAACAATTCGCAAAACACGTACTAGGGGAATAATATGGTTACAGTAGTAAAGCATGAGTGGCACAGTCATGACCGACAGTATGCAGTTGAGATTGATGAAGACTTGTTAGCAGAGATTTACCCTGACTTGGGTCCGGGTGAAATCAGTCACATGCTAAAGAATATTGAAGAAGGTCTTGTTGACGTTGAAGATATCATTAACGATGCCTATGACAACAATGTTGACATTGAATGGGACTTCCAATATGATGACTGCTGGACAGACCGCAAAGGTGGTTACGAAGTTACTTACGAGCTAGGTGACGAAGATAGTTGGCACACAGAACCAGAAGAACCGCCAGCAACACACAAGTGTACCAAGTGTCGTTGGGAAGGCAAGTCTTGGGAAACTCGCACTGCTTATGTAAATGAAGAAGGTGATGTGTTGCCTGATGACTGTGACGAATGGCATGACACTAAAGATGTATGCCCAATGTGTGACAGTGATGTTTCACTCACAGAATCAGGTAAGCAAGAAGACGAAGCACGAACAAAGCGCATGGCTGAGATTGATGCCATGTTCGATGATGCAGAAGAAGAACCGGTCAATGAAGAAGAACTTGCACGTGCTTTAGAAGAATTGAAGATAGAGTTTGAGGCATTGACAGCACATACCCATCACTGCACTGAATGTGAGTGGACTGGAAATGAATCAGACCATGAAAAAGAAGGCATCTGCCCTAACTGTTGTGCGTATACAGAGAAATACGAAGGAAATGAAGAATGACACCAGAAGAATTAGTAGGCAAAGAATTTGTCTTTGAAGACGGGCAATCTATTAAGATTATCCAAACACGTAAACGTGATGATGGTCCTTGGATCACTGCACATGCAATTGGAGCAGGCATCCCTAGACAAATCACAATGCCATTCACTGAATTTGTTGATACATATGGTCACTTGTTTGAAGCTAAATAAAGCATGTTCCGAAAAATATTCTCTTTCAGTAATGCTACACTTCTCGTAGCACTTTCACTGAGTACTATTGCCGCATGGTACTCAATCATTGGACTAACAGCAATCTTCGCAGGTGCTGTTGTTCCCATTATTATCATGGGTACAGCACTCGAAATGGGCAAGATTGTTACGACAGTTTGGCTACGTAAGTACTGGCATCGTGCTAGTTTCATGCTCAAAGCATACTTAGTACCTGCAGTTTTCTTCTTAGCTGTACTAACGTCTATGGGTATCTTTGGATTCTTGTCTAAAGCACACATGGATCAAGGTATTACGTCCGGTGATGCAATCGCTAAAGTGTCCTTGTATGATGAAAAGATTAGTATTCAGAAAGATATTGTAAAGTCTAGCAAGAGTATGTTGGCTCAGATGGACCAACAAGTTAACGATATTATGAGCAAAGGTGACAGTGAACGTTCAGTTGAGCGTAGCGTTGCCATTCGTAAACAGCAGGCAAAAGAACGTGCGAACTTACAAAAAGATATTGAGAACGCTAACAAGGAGATCCAATTACTTAACGAACAACGTGCTCCGCTTGCGGCCGAAACACGCAAGATTGAAGCTGAGGTTGGTCCTATTAAGTATATTGCTGCACTCATCTACGGGGATAACCCGGACCAGAATACTCTCGAAGCTGCTGTCCGTTGGGTAATCATCATGCTAGTTGCGGTGTTCGACCCATTAGCTCTTGTGTTGGTGATTGCTGCCAATCAAAGTAAAGAGTGGGATGAAAACATCAAAGAAGAACTAGAACTCAAAGAACAAGTTGAGCATGAAAAGGTAATGGCTGAACTTGAAGAAGAACCCCCTGTAGTATGGGGAGGGTTTGTAATGAACCCATCAGGGAAGGAAGTTGAAGAAGAAGAAGACTTCACTGATATCAACCATGAGTTAGCTGAGGCTGCGGTTGTTGAAGAACCTTTCGTTGAAGAAGCTAAAGTCGAAGAAGAAGGTCCAATTGCAGATAAGCATCCATACTTGAATGAACCTTTTACCCACTTTACTAATACATACCCATTAGTTCAGAAGCCAAAAGTTGAAGAGCCTGTATATGAACAAGATGATGGTCCTCTGACAGAAGAACAAATTGAGCAAATTGAAAAGTCAGTAGAAGAACCTCAAATTCTAACATTGGGCATTGACGAAGTTGAGCGTCCAGGCGATTATGTAGTAGCACCAGAAGAAACTGGCCCTGGTTATGAAGGTGTGAAAGTAAACGGTGAGTGGGTTCAGACAGGTCCTGCATTCAAATCTGTGATTCCAGAAATCAAAGTATCACGTGACAGTGACTACATTGAATACAATGGTAAGAAGATGCACAAGACTGCATTCAAAGCACAACACCCAGAGTTGGCACTTGAAGTAGACAATCCTCGTGAACCAAGAACAGGACATGGTTTAGACTTTCCTTTAGCTCCTCACATTGGTGATACGTTTGTTAAAATTGACACATTCCCAAATAGAGTACTAAAGTTTAACGGTAAGCAATGGATTGAACTAAATCGTGCTACATCAGAAGCATACTTGTCTAATGAAGAATACTTACAGTTTTTAGTAGAAAAGATTGCAACTGGTGAATACGACCCAGAACTACTAACAGCCCAAGAAGAAGACGCAATCCGTGAGCATATTCAGGGACCAAAATCTTGAAAAAGGCTTGACAATTAATCCTCTTTAAGTTATAATATCATCATTGTTTAACTTAAAGAGGATTTTCCAATGAAACGCACACTCACTGTACTCGCTATTGCAACAGCACTGACCGCATGCTCTAGCATCAAGTCAACTAACCCAATCGCCGAGCAAAAACTTTCTACATCGTTTGTGAGCGAACACATCAAAATTGAATCTGATTGTAATTATTTTGGCTTCGGCTCTGAATGTAAAATTGTTGCAATCGAAGCAACAGGTACTGCCCCTAGTTATGGCAACACAGTCAACAACCGCAAGACTGCATTGATTCGTGCTGAAATGAATGCAAAGACACAGGTTTCAGAATTCTTGAACAACGAAATCACCACTTCACGTGTTAACACTACTATTGCCAAGAACCTTGAAAAGGCAACTGACAAGATTAACTCAGGCAAAAATGACGGTGAAGTTGTTGAAATGACTGACCAAGAAGCAAAAAATGTTTCGTTGCGTGAGAACACCAACCAAACAGTGTCAACTATGACAGAAACCATCAAGTCAACATCAACTGCGGTGTTGCGTGGCTTCCGCAAAGTCAGTGAAAAAGTTGTCGGTGACCAAGAAGTCGCAGTGACAATTCGCTGGGACGTTAAATCAAACACATCACGTAACCAACTCATTAAAGCAATGCAATGAAATTAATCATTGTGATGGTAATGCTGGCATTCGTGTCAGCATGTTCTTCTACTCCAGTAAAGACGCATCAAACTAGTGACGGTGGTACGTCAATTCGTATCACTGCAACTGGTTCAACATTTGAAGAAGCAAAATCCATCGCATTCAATCGAGCAATCGAGTATGTTGTTGGTTCTGTAATCCTCAATGAGAAAGAATCAAAGAACGACAAGTTGGTTCGAAATGAAATTTTGAATCATAGTTCAGGTTACGTTGATAGCTATTCAATTCTAAGAAACACATCCAATGGTAAATCAGTAACACTGGAAATGGATGTGGTGATTAAGAATAGCAGAATCGCTAATCGTATCCTAAACAAGAATTCAACTGATTCGAATCTTAACGGTGACAAACTTGCGACACAGTATGGCACTTATTTGGAATCACGAAAATCGGTGAAAAGTGTTAGTTCGGCAGTGTTAGCAGATTATCCAAGTCGAGCGTTTACAATCAAAATGGTAGATTCAGACTTCCGTGTTGACGTATACAACAATTCACGGTTGCTAGTAAAATATCGGGTTGATTGGAACTACAACTGGACCACTGCGATGAATGAAGCATTGGCATTATCATCAGCACCGAGAGACAGAGGTATATCGCAAGATAGAATCACAATCATAAGACGCAAGCCTGATAGCTGGGTTGGTAGCAAAGACACATACTATTACAATGACGCTGGATATTACAACATGGTTTATGAAAAGTTTAAACCTACTATCTCAGTGTATGCAAAAGTAAAGGATGTGTATGGCAACGTACTAGCGTGTCGTCAATCGAATCACATAGGTGTAATTACATCTTCTAGTACTGAGATTGATGGATCATCTCCTATCATGGCTACATTCGATTTCACATTCGCATCTAACCAAATTAAATATGTTGAAGCTGCTTCTAATATTGAAACGGGCATAACAATTGATTTGGAGTATTGCGACAAAAGATAAGTATAATAATGAACGATGAAAACAAACTCAACCATTGTAGTTTTTGCGGAACAAGCAAAGAGAATGTCAAGAAACTAGTCGTCGGCGACAACGCCGCGATTTGCAGTGAATGTATTGAATTGTGTGAGGAACTTGTCGAAGATGACGAGGTAACTACTAACGAGTCAATGCCACCTGAGCAGGATCCTGAATCTATCAAAGAGTTCTTGGATCAACATGTTATCGGACAACATGATGCAAAGATGGTGTTGAGCGTTGCTATTGCTAATCATTACAAGCGTATCAATCATCCACCAAAAGACTTAGAGATTCAAAAAGGTAACGTACTTATCGTAGGACCTACGGGTTCGGGTAAGACGTTGCTTGCTAAAACTGCTGCCAAGTTTCTCAAAGTGCCCTTTGTAGTCACTGACGCAACAAGTTTGACAGAAGCCGGATACGTCGGTGATGATGTAGAATCCATGATATCAATGTTACTTAACGCGGCTGGGGGAGACAAAGAACTAGCAGAGCGCGGTATTGTATTCGTTGATGAAATTGACAAAATCGCCCGTAAGAGCGAAGGTTCTAGCATCACACGTGACGTATCCGGCGAAGGTGTACAGCAAGCATTGTTAAAGATGGTTGAAGGTACTGTTTGTCGTGTACCTAACTCAGGTGGACGCAAACACCCTGGATCCGATATGGCTGAAATCAACACAAAGAATATTCTATTCATTGCTGGTGGTGCGTTTGTCGGGTTGAAAGACGTTATCGGTAAAAGAATGAACAATTCTGGCATCGGCTTTACATCAGGGGTGAAAGATGCTAAAGTAGAAGGTGACTTGAGTAAAGTCACACCCGACGACTTGACTAAGTTCGGCATGATTCCTGAGTTCATTGGTCGTTTCACTACGACAGTTAGCATCGGTGAGTTGACTAAAGAACAGTTAATCCACATTCTCACCGATGTAAAGAACAACTACATCAGTCAATACAAGTACTTGCTGAAACTCGATGGCATCGAGCTATCTTTCACTACAGAAGCGTTGGAAGAAATTGCCGAACGTTGCTTGAAACTCAAAACCGGTGCTCGTGGGTTGCACACTGAAATCGAACGTGTGTTAATGCCACACATGTATCGTACTCGTTACTATAAGGAAAATCAGATTAAGCTGATAAATATAGATAAGGAGAAAGTTTTAAACCCAGAATCACTATGAAAAAAGGATTAAGAGTGCAAGTTCACGATGGTAGCGTTGAGAAAGCGTTACGCAAATTAAAGAAAAAACTTACTGATTCAGGTAAGTTGCAGGAAGTAAGGGATAGACAAGAGTTTGTCAAACCCACGACTGAGCGTAAGATTAAAGCAGGGCAAGCACAAAGCCGCTGGAAGAAACATCTACGTAGTCAGACGCTTCCACCCAAAATGTATTAACCCACATAATATACAAATATTTTACGCAAACGTGTAAAATATATAGTACAGCAGATGCTTAACAGGTCTGCGTTTTAAAATCTTGCTTTTCAAAGGAGAAAAAATGAGCAAAGTAATCGGTATCGACCTCGGTACAACCAATTCGTGCGTAGCCATCATCGAGAATGGCAAAACAAAAGTTATTGAAAACTCAGAAGGCGCACGTACAACCCCATCAGTCGTAGCATACACAAAAGATGAAATTCTTGTTGGCGCTAGTGCTAAACGACAAGCAGTAACAAACCCAACGAACACTATCTACGCCGCAAAGCGTTTGATTGGTCGCAAGTTCAAAGAAGAAGCTGTACAGAAAGACATTGGTTTGATGCCATATCAAATCGTTGAAAACTCTAACGGTGACGCATGGGTTAAAGCACAAGACAAAGACTTAGCACCCCCACAAATTAGTGCAGAAGTTCTTCGTAAGATGAAGAAAACTGCCGAAGACTATCTCGGTGAAGAAGTCACTAAAGCAGTTATTACAGTCCCAGCATATTTCAATGATTCACAACGTCAAGCAACTAAAGACGCAGGTCGTATTGCTGGTCTAGAAGTATTGCGTATCATCAACGAACCAACAGCAGCCGCATTGGCATATGGTGTTGACAAGTCAGACAAGAAAGACCGCAAAGTCGCAGTCTATGACTTAGGTGGTGGTACGTTTGACGTATCTATCATTGAAATCGCAAACGTTGAAAACGATAAACAGATTGAAGTTTTATCTACGAACGGTGATACGTTTTTGGGTGGTGAAGACTTTGACCAACGCATCATGGATTACTTGGTTGACGAGTTTAAAAAGGAATCTGGGATTGATTTGAAAGGTGACGTCCTTTCATTGCAACGTTTGAAGGAAGCATCAGAGAAGGCAAAGATTGAATTGTCAAGTTCTGCTTCTACAGATATTAACTTGCCATACGTTACAGCAGACGCAACAGGTCCTAAGCACTTGAACGTTAAATTGTCACGTGCTAAGTTTGAATCATTGGTTGCTGACTTGATTGAACGTAGTCTTGCACCTTGTCGTCAAGCGTTAAAAGATGCTGGCGTGTCAACTAGCGACATTGACGAAGTTATCTTAGTCGGTGGACAAACTCGTATGCCGAAAGTACAAGAAGCAGTCGAATCATTGTTCGGTAAAGCACCTCGTAAAGACGTTAACCCAGACGAAGCAGTTGCTTCAGGTGCGGCTATTCAAGGAAGTGTCCTCGCAGGTTCACGTAAAGACGTATTGTTGTTGGACGTTACCCCATTATCATTGGGTATCGAAACAATGGGCGGCGTGATGACTAAAGTTATCACTAAGAACACAACAATCCCAACTAAGGCTTCACAGAGTTTCAGTACAGCAGAAGATAATCAGCCGGCTGTTACTATCAAAGTCGGTCAAGGTGAACGTGAACTATTCAAGTTCAACAAAATCTTAGGTGAGTTCAACTTAGATGGTATTGCACCAGCACCCCGCGGTATGCCTCAAATCGAAGTTACATTTGATATTGACGCAAACGGTATCATGCATATCAGTGCGAAAGATAAAGGCACTGGCAAAGAGAACAAAATCACTATCAAGTCTGATTCAGGTTTGAAAGAGGATGAAATTCAGCGCATGGTTCAAGAAGCAGAAGAAAATGCAGAAGCAGATAAGAAGATTATTGAATTGATCCAAGCACGTAATGGTGCTGAAAGTGCAATGAATAGTTTTGCAAAAGATGTAGCAGATTACGGTGACCAAGTCACTAGTGAAGAAAAAGAAAAAGCAGAGGCTGCATTACAAGCAGTTGCAGAAGCAATTGCAGGTGATGATGTTGAAGCAATCACTTCATCGATTAATTCATTGTATGATGCAATCGGTCCTGTCACTGCTAAAAAGTACGAAGCCGAACAAAAGGCTAATGAATCTAAGACAGATGAAAATGTCGTAGATGCTGAGGTTAAAGAAGCTAAGTAACCTCACATACGTAGGGTGCCATATAAGATGGGCCCTACATTAAATCTTGCTTAACTAAGGAGATAAATTATGAGCAACAGAGAATTAACACTAAGAGCGTTGGACATCCCAACAATTCACAAATTTGGCATTGGCTTTGACCAAATGTTTGACGAGCTAATGAGAACCACTAGCCGACAATCTACTAATTACCCGCCCCACAACATTCTGAAAATTGACGAAAACAACTTTGTCATTCAACTTGCAGTTGCAGGATTCACTGAAGGTGAGATTGACATTCAAGTAGAAGGTCGTATACTGTCAATCGCAGGAAGTACCGAGAAAGATAACAAATACGGAGCAGAGTATTTGATTCAAGGTATCAGTATGCGTAATTTTGACCGAGCATTCACATTGGCTGAACACGTTGAAGTCAAACATGCCGAAATCACGAACGGTATTTTGTCAATCGAATTGGAACGAATCATTCCGGTTGAAAATCTACCCAAGAAAATTGACATTAAGTTCAATAAGTAATATAATATGAACATGGTGCGGGGATAGTCTCCGCACTACTCTAGGAACAAATCATGGCAGATACACAAGTAACAATCAAACCAAACATTAAATTAGCAGAACCTCCATTGTATAAAGTCATCTATATGAATGATGACCAAACGACTATGGACTTCGTTGTACGTAGTTTGATTGACCATTTTAACTATAATGTCGATACTGCGGAACATATTACAACAAGCATCCATGATGATGGTAGCGCAGTTGTAGCAGTATTGCCGTATGAGATTGCGGAACAGAAGGGTGTTGAAGTCACGCTTGACGCACGTAGCGAGGGTTTCCCCTTGCAAGTTAAGATTGAAGCAAGCGAAGGTTAAACGTTAACGTCAATACGTTTAGCATGATATGGGTTTCTATCATGCTTTGGATTATTCACATAGTTGATACTGTTAAACATGGTATCAACTATTTTGCCATGCGTAGCATAAACCCAATGTGAGATTTTATGTTCGGTGTCAGCAGACTCTACGTTATCTAATGTAATGCTAGACAACATACCTACGTCTTCACCAAAGTAAAGTTTGTTCGATGGTACGCAGTTAGACATAACTACGATTTTTCTTACATCCACGTGTAATTGTAGTCGTTCAATAGTCTTTTGAAGATATAAGAAATCATCTAGGAAATTGGTTTGGAGTTGCATCTCATCCGATGCTGAGTTAGTTTGAAAGTTTTTGTACCATCCGTTGATGCCTACAATAGCGACACCATCAACAACTACAACGTTGTTATGTAGATAGACAACATTTCTAACTTTCTCGCATAACTTACCTATCTCATCTACCCTATCATCTCTTTCATATGGGTCTTGTGCCTCTAACGTTCCGTCAATGAAGAACACACCCTGATACTGACTACTTAGATGATGAAGTACTCTCAGCATTGTTTTTAAGTCAGACGAGATGTTCCCGGCAACAAGGCAGAACAAACTCGTAGGTTTACCCTCCCAGTCAAATAATTCACCTTCTTTGAGATTAAGGTCACTAATAATATCAAAACCAATAGTCATAGAGTATTTATAAAAAAAGGGACCGAAGTCCCTTTTTATAGTAGCATATTTAGATTATGCTTTTGGCTTTCTAGCTACTGGCTTCTTAGCCGGAGCCTTTTTAGCAGCCGGGGCTTTTGCTTTTGGAGCTGCTTTTGGAGCTGCTTTCTTAGCTGGAGCCTTTTTAGCTGGTGTTGCTACTGCAACCGGAGCAGCTTCTACTACTGGTTGTGCATTTACTGCCTCAACCTTAGCATTTGGCGCTGTTTCAGCAACAACTTCTTCTTTCTTGCGTGTTAGCAAGTAAATGATAGCTGCGACTACAGCGATTCCTACGATAATTTCCATGTTTTTCTCCTTGAACTAGTTTGATGGACAGATTTATTTAGTAGCTGTATACTTAACACAAAAATTTCTACTTAAATAAAGTATCATGCTTTTGACCAACTTGGAGCTTAGGGAGATAATGACTTTGCCATTGCCCACTAGAAGTGAGCAGAGGAGAATGCTTTTCCGTCCAAGTTTAAAGTTGACTTATCATCTATACGAACTCATAAACTATGAGATTTTCGACAATTACATGTATAAGCCCAAGATTGAACTACAGTCACATTGTCAAAAGTACTGGGGCATATGCTACGGGGCAACTACAAAAGACTATACGGGAAGTTACTGTAGAATCAACTTAATGGACAAGTGGTTCTGCCCACAATGGTTCGTTACAACACTAGCACACGAAATGGTGCATCAATATCAGTGGGATATATTAGGTCCTGAGAGAGAAAGTCAGGGTAAGAATTGGCTTATGAGTCACGGTCCTAGCTTCTATCAGTTTAGACCATACTTGGAAGAACACGATATATCATTAAAAACGGCGCATTCTCAGCGCCGTTGGTTTAAACATCAAGATTTGTTTAAGGCTTAACGTTTAGCACGTGTAGCACGTTCGCTACCTACTTCAGGTTCTACTTCAGGTTTAGCTTCCTTAGAAACCTTCTGTTTAGCGTTAGGGTTACTTGTAACGTTTCCGTTAACGTCAACAAGAACAACGTCCTTGTCACCCTTCTTACCGATACCACGAGCTAATGTAACACCCAATGTACGCAATCCTGGAAGAGGATTGCTACGTGTACTGTCGTTACGAATCAACCAAACCATCAAGTGACTTTCAGGAATGTCTTCTTTGCTAGTGATAACAGCATGACAGTCAACAGTTACATTGTTGCCTTCTTGCACGAAATGCTGAGGCTTGAATGTCTGAATGACGACTCCGCCCTTTGGATTCAAGTCGCTACCAAAGATAGCTGATAATCCTTCTTCTGGAGTAGGCTCAACAACGATTTCTTTGTCTAACTTGTAAACTGGATTAGTCGCACCTGTCTTCTTGTCTACTGTCTCGCTAATCTTGATTAGATTGACTGCACCTTGTTTGACAAGTTTCTTGATGATTTCTTTAGCCTTCTCACCGAACAAGCTATCAGCACTTTCCCACATGTCAGCATTAACTTTCTTAATACTGATAGGCAACGCACCCTTTTGACTACGCAACACAACGTCAGCTTTTTTGCGGTTTGCAGTGTCACGACCTGCAACGTCAACGTTTGTACAGTTTTTGATAGACATTTTCTTACCACGAGGGTCTTTGAATGTAACGTTGACTGAGCCGTACTTGTCAACAACTGATTGAAGAATACTAGCCATTTCCAATTCGTTAGCAACGCCAGCAGACTTCTCACCCTGACCACCTGAATCTTTGATGACAATAGAAACAGGACTGTTTTGGAAGATGATGCCGCCCAAACTGCTTAGTTTAGGGTTATCACTGTAAGTTGGTTGATACTCTTTAAGTGTCTTTTGAAGACCTGCAAGAATCTCGCCCAAAATCTGATTACGGAACTCATCTTTGCGTTGACCTTCGGGAATCTGAACTAAGACTTCAATCTTGTTGCTTGCCTTGTCCTTGATTTTCTCGTAGCCGATTTTG